AATTAATGCATCGTTAACTCAAAAAAATTGTGGCATTGGCAATATACTTTATAGGGGTATCAATGCTGTATATGATTATGCTAACTTTTTATCAATTGATGATTTAACATGTAATTTATATTGGGGACACTATAAAGATAATATAATAGCTCCTGAGCATTTTGAAGATGAAGAAACGACACTTGATGTTTTTCAATATTTACATAAAAGAATTATAGCGGATAGTCAAGTTAAATTTAATCATGTAATCAGTGTAAAAAAATATCTTAATAAATCTATTAAATTTTTACACCAAAATAAACAATCATATATCAAATTCTATAATCCTCACAAAACAAAAAAGAATAAAATTTGTTTTTGGGGCTTGGATAAAAACTTCACAAGCACAGATGCCAGCGGTGGCGAGTTAACTCATAATAACTGGCGACATCAGACATATGATGACTGGATTAGAATTAGAGAATTTTTAAGTCAATACTATGAAGTTATTGAATTAAACTATCGTCTTCCTATCAGAGAAGTTTATTACCATATTTGTACTTCTGAATTTACTATAGGATATGCAGGAGCATTTCATGCGCTAAGTGTGTTGCTGAGAAAGCCCAATATCTCTATAGTTGGATTAAACAATAAGTTATACCCAGACACAATGGAAGAATTACATAAAATTGATGCCGAGCTAAAAAGAGTACATACAAAAAAAATATATTCTTATGAAGCCCGGTGGTACAATGACACAGTAGATGACATTTGTAATTTAGATAATTTGAACCACTATAAAAAAATAGCCTTTGACAATATTGAAAAGCTTAAATTTTTATAATAATAAATATAGATAGTGTTTTCTTAATCAAATGGAGCCATCGAATCTACCATGAAGACCTTTAGACAGTTACAAGAAAAAGCTGCGTCTAAGCAGCAGCAAAAGCTAATGGGATTAGCGCTCGCATATAAGCGAGGTGAAGTGCCTGAAGACGAAGTTTCTAGTTCTGTAAAGGACATGGCAAGCTCTATGTCTGAGAAAGAATTAGAAGATTTTGCAAGTACAAAGCACAAAGGTCTGCCAGACAAGGTAGATGAGGGTAAATCTTCAACAGGGTATGAACTGTATCACAGAGATTTTTCTTCTGCTATGCAACACGCATACAAACATGCTAAAGCAAAACTTGGTGTAGATGTTGATCCAGAAGAGATTGATAGTAAAGTTGCTTCTGGACCTAGAAAACCATCTAAAGGCAAGACAAACTCTTATCGTCTGCTTGATAAAGGTGGCAAGAAAGCAATTCAAGTTCAAGTCTATGGTATGGACAATGGCAAGTATGAACTCAATATGTACAAAGAGTCTGTTGAGGTGAATGAAGGATTCTCTGACAGTCAACTTGCTCAACTAAAAAAACAATATGAGCCGCTGCGCAATAAGAAAATCTCTATGGATCATAATGATAAGTTGAATTCTCTTATTAACAGGTTTTCTAAGGATAAAGATGCTCTTGAGAAAATCTACAAAGCAGACATTGCGTTTGTTTCTCAAACGGCAATGTTGGCTCTTATGATGAAGCACAATTACAAAGCTGCTGATCTTAATAAACTCATGGAAAATGTTGATGAAGCTGTTTCTATTGATGGTCGCTCTAAGACTTTTAAAGAGACAATGAAACGTCTTAACGTTCGTAAGCAAAAGTTAGCAGAAAAAGAAGACAAAAAGCCCTACTTAGAAATCGGCACAAATGAAATTGTCAATAAGTATGCAGCTATGACACCGGGACAAACTAGTGAAGCTGCAACTTCTCCTTATGATACTGCTGCTACTGTACTTGCTGTAGGTGCCGCTAAGAAAGGCGTAGATGTTGTAAAAAAAGGTGCAAGCGCTATCAAAAAAGGTGTTGGTAATGTAGCAAAGAAGATCACAAAGATCGGCTCTACAAAGCCGGTATCTTCAAAGCCCACTCCAGTGAGACCTAAGCCAACAAAAAGTACCTTAGCTCAGAGTGGACTTAGAAAGAAGCGAGAAATAAAATGAAATCATTTGGTTGTTACATAGATGAACCACCTATGCTGGAAGAGTCTGAGTATCAAGGTAGAAAAGTGACATTGAATGATCCATTCAGAACCCCTGATGGACCTAAGAAGTTCTCTGTGTATGTTAAGAACGAAAAAGGTAATGTGGTCAAAGTAAACTTTGGTGATCCTAATATGGAAATCAAACGTGACGACCCTGCTAGACGTAAGAGTTTTAGAGCAAGACATAACTGTGACAATCCCGGTCCTAAGTGGAAAGCAAGATATTGGTCTTGTTACCAGTGGCGTTCTGGTTCAAAGGTAGATAACTAAAATGGCAACTAACGCAGAACGCATGGATCGAATTGAAACTAAGATTGATAAGCTTTCTGAAGTGCTTGTTCAGATGGCAAGAGTAGAAGAAAGATTAGTGAATCAAGAAGAAGACCATAAGGTCCTAAGAAAAGATATTTACAATTTATATGATAAAGTAGCGGATATGGAAAAGATCGTTCAAAAGAACCAGATAACTGTAAATATTATAAATAGAATCAGTTGGATAATCATTACAGGCGTGGTGGGTGGTTTCGGCACCTTAATTACCTACCTGTTCAATAAGTAATAAGGAATAAAAAAATGTCTGTTAAATCTATGCATACCGCCTTGATGGAAATGGCACAGAATCAATCAGAAGCAGTGGCTTATAATACAAAAGCTGCTAAATCTCGCTTGGATGACAGAAGAGAAACAAATTCTCGTATGTTGAAGAGAGATTTTAAGAAAAGTGGAATTAGTCATATCCATTCAACAAAAACTGGACCTGATGGCTCCAAGTACGATCACTTTGATATAGGTAAACATACTAAAGTTATAAGTACTCATAATAGTTACAAAGTTCTTCATAAGGGCAAAGAAACTCATTATCAAGGCGACCCCGAGCATAGGGATAACCGAAACCGGGTTATAGACAAAGTTTTACAACATGTAGGAAAAAACGAGTCTGTTAAGATGCAAGAGCGTGCTTCATGGGTGCCAGAGTCTATTGCTGATGAGAAAGTAGAAGCATTCATGGAAGCTGCTATTGCTGCTGTACAAGAAGGCAAAGAGGCTTTTGTATTTGAAGCAAAGCACTACAAGGCAAAGTCTAAAGCAGAAGCAAAGAAACTTGACCCTGTAGGTAAAGCAGATGCTGACATCGACAATGATGGTGATGTAGATAGTTCTGATGAATATCTGAAGAACCGTCGTAAGGCTATCAAGAAGTCTATGGCTGAAGAAATGGACCCTACTGATCACGTTAAGTACAACGATGAAATGAAAATGTACTGCGTATACGATAAAGATAGTAAGGTCGTAGCTAAGTTTGAAGATGAAAAAGAAGCAAACGCATATGCCATTAAGAACCATGACGCTCTGATGGGCAAAGACAAGATGGACGAAGCTGCTGCTCCCGGCTCTACTGCACAGCATGGTCCAAATGATGCTACGTCTGATACATATCAAAAGCAAATGAACACCGGTTCTGCTGATGTTCCTATGGGCGACAAGCAAGCTTTCGTTGACCAACATAAAATGGAAGTAGGTCTTGACGCTGAACAAGAATACATGAAAAATAAAGCTGAAGCTGAGAATGTTCTGAAGCAAACACCACCTAGAATGGGCGACCAGAGAAATGGTGATACCTCTTTTGTTAATCCTATCAAAGCTGAAGTTATTGATGGTATTACCAAAGCATTACAACAAATGAAGACGAATAACTAAAGGATTAATAACATGTTAAAAGCACCTTCTTGGTCACCTAACGCTAAGCCGACTAACAGAGGCTGGGTAGATTCTAAAACGGGTGAACTTCTGGTATCTAGAAAGCACAGTGACCGTGAAGTCACTGAATATATGATGGCGCAATTAGATACGCCTGCCCCTGCGCCTGCTCCAAAAGTTGTTATTGAAGCTGACCCTGTTATTGAAGAAGCAGAGCCGACGGCAGAAGTGCTTGTTGAAGCTGATCCAGTTCAGCAACATCCTGATCATTCGACTATGACTAAAGCACAGTTGATTGAACATGCTGCTGAAGTGCATGGTATGGAACTTGATCCTACGTTGACTAAATCTAAAATGATTGCAGCAATTGAAGGTTAAAAAGTAACCATTGAATGAAAATTTTAAGTGAAAAAGTAGAAGTAACGGAAGATAACTATCTAATCGTTGCCGCTAAACATTATAATAATCCTCAGTGTTCAAGCACTGAAGAGTTTTATGATGATTTAAATAGAATTAAATATATTAAGAGATTGATTAATAGGTATCTTGAGACAAAAGAAATTTCTGAGAGACTATTAATCAATCATATTATTGTATTCTATAATGTCTTTGGTATTGAGATTGCTACAAAGCTTTTAGCAGTTAAGTTAGAACTTAAATATTGGCCAGTTATTAAGCCATTTCTGATTAAACTTAAATATCTTGAGACTAAAGATTTAGTAGGAATAGAAATGGATACAACTGTGATTAACGCACTTAGGAAAATTTAATGAGCGTTTCTATCGTAACGGATACCGTTTATACATATAGATTTTTAAAGCTATTGGTTACACCTTTCAATAAGACCGAAGCCTATAAGCTTGGGCTGATTGATGAGAACGGTGAGCGTACTGATAAGCAAGTTGAAAATTCAAATGAACGTGCTGCCTTTACACTCTTTCACAGAATTGTATTTAACTTAAAAAGATTGTTAGGTAAATTCCCACTGGGTAAATCCCGTATTGCATCTTATGTAGCAGCATTAGCATTACTAAAAGAGCATTACAACATTGATCCAGAGTTTGCACTAAATGAGATGGACTTAACTGTAGAATCTAAAGAGGAAATCAATATGTTAGTTGAACAATACTCTAAGACGAAAAAGAAAAAAGTCAAAGAAGAAGAAGCTGGCACAACTACAGCAGATGTTGCTACAATTCCAACACCAATGAAATTTAAGGCATTCTTAAAGCGTAAAAAGGACTGACATGTTCACTCTTGATAATGAAATCCAATTAACTGGGTTTATTGAAAAATGGATATTTGTTCTGCGTTTAGAAGACCATGTAAAATGGAAAGACTACTTCTTTAGTCAGGGAATTGATGATTCAGAATATCTGAAAAAGATTAATCGAAATGCACAAGATGAAAATGTAGCGACTTCATATCATCAAAGAGGCTACATGTGGGACCCAAAAGTTGGTACGTCCTTTCACACAAGTAGTAGTCAAATTAATTATGATAAATTTGCAAAAAATGTTGTGCAGCCAAAGTGTGATTATTTACTCTCAAAAATGAGATACACAAAATTACCCAAAAAATTTGAGTTTTGGCATCAGAATTATAATAATAATGGATACCATGGCCCTCACGGTCATACAGGTGCATTAGTATCAGGAATTTACTTGCTAGAGCTTGAGAATGAAAACACTACTATTTTTTATTCTAAAAAAGATGACAGAGAACATGCGTTTGAGCTAAATAATGTACAAGAAGGCGATTTAATTTTATTTGATCCTACAGTATGGCACTCAGTTGATCCTTGTAATGGAAAAAAGATAAGCGTATGTTTTAACATAACATAGAGGATAACTGTCATGTTTGCTATTATTGGTTCTTTGCTTGGATTTGGAACTTCGTTTGCTCCTAAGATTTTAGAAACAATCAATAAGAAGCAAGAGCAGAAACATGAGTTAGATAAAATGAGAGCATCTGCGGAACTTAAAATGCAGATGGCAGACGCAGAATTTGATCATCTGCAAAATATGGCGCATCATGAAGAACATAAGCGACTTATCGAACATGATATTGCAATCTCAAAAGAAACGGGATTTTTCGCAGGACTGAAAAAAGGTGTGCGACCAATCATCACATACTGTTTCTTTGGTTTCTTTCTGTTCTATAAAACAGTATTAGTTATGGAAGCAATGAGAAATGGACAAGATATGTCTACTATCTCAGATGTGATTTGGGATGAACAATCTCAAGCCATCTTTGCTGCAATTATTTCATTTTGGTTTGGTTCTAGAGCTATAGAAAAAAGTAAATGACTTGGAATTTTTTAACTAATGATCAAAAAATAAAAACAAAAATTTTAGATATAGATCAGAATATAACTGATGGAACTATTAACGAAATTTTAGAAACTGGCGATAAACAAAAACATAGAACAAATATTAGAGGTTCTATGACTGACTTTAGAACCACTACTCCTTACTTGAGTGTATTAAAGAAAATTATTTCTGAGAATATAGAATATGAGAAATTCATAATAAGAAATTTTTGGGGACATTACCTAACTGGCAATGACCATATTTCACCTCACAATCATTTATGGGACGGTTCTACAAAAGAAAAAATACCTAGAGCAAAAGCTTTTGTATTTTACATAGACGTGCCGGTAGGTTCAGGTGAAATATATTTCAATGACTATGGTATAGAAATACTACCAAAAAATAATCAGCTAATGCTATTTGACTGTGATGTTATGCATGAAGTGTTGCCCAATTATGATGCAAAAATCAAGAGAATTAGCTGTGCAGGAAACTTGACTGTTCTCTAAAAATGAGATAGTATAAGTAATACACTTATTCTAAAAATCCATACAAATTAAGAGGTGCGTTCTATGACCAATAGTCTAGACATGAGAGACTTTTTGTCTCAAACTAAATTTTACGATTCTTATTCCAGATATGTTGATGATGAAAATAGATATGAAAGTTGGGACGAATCGGTTGATCGTGTTATGTCTATGCATAGAGGATATTATAAGGATAAAATCAGCGAAGCTTTAGAAAAAGAATTTACAAAAGCTACAGTCGCATACAAAGAAAAGCGTGTACTTGGCGCACAGCGAGCTTTACAGTTTGGTGGCGATCAACTTCTGAAGCATCAAATGAAAATGTACAACTGCACATCTTCTTATGTAGATCGTGCATCTTTCTTTGGTGAATACTTCTATATCCTGCTCTGTGGAGCGGGTGCAGGGTTTTCTGTACAGCATCATCATGTAAATAAATTACCTGCTGTCCAAGAGCGTAAGAAGCAAGCTAAAGGCTACATTGTAGAAGATAGCATTGAAGGCTGGGCGTCTGCACTTGACGTACTCATGTCTTCGTACTTTGTAGAAGGCGGAACACATCCAGAGTTTGAAGGTCGTCGTGTATTCTTTGACTTGACTAACATTCGACCAAAGGGTGCAAAGATTTCTGGTGGATTTAAAGCACCTGGGCCAGATGGTTTGCGTCAAGCACTAGATCGTATTGAATACCTTATTCAAGGTGTTGTAATGGGTTCTAAGGAACCTGTGCAGTTACGTCCTATTCATGTCTATGATATTGCTATGCACTGTGCTGATGCTGTTCTGTCAGGTGGTGTGCGTCGGTCTGCTACTATCTGTCTGTTCTCTCCTGATGATGATGAGATGATGAATGCAAAGACAGGCAACTGGTTTACTGATAATCCACAACGTGCAAGGTCTAATAACTCTGCTGTTATTGTTCGTAAAGAAACTACCAAAGAGCAATTCATGAATATCATGGACAGTATTAAACAATTTGGTGAACCAGGTTTCGTATTTGTAGAATCTACTGAGCATACAACTAATCCATGTGTAGAGATTGGTATGTTCCCACAGATTGATGGTCAGTCTGGTTGGCAGGGCTGCAATCTAACAGAGATTAATGGTGGACAATGTGTAGATGAAGAGTCATTCTACAAGGCATGTGAAGCTGCCGCTATTCTTGGCACACTACAAGCTGGCTATACAAACTTTACATTTCTTCCTGATACTACAAAAGCAATTTTTGATCGTGAAGCACTCCTTGGGGTCTCTGTCACTGGTTGGATGAATAACCCTGATATTCTTTTTGATAGTAAAATTCTAGAAAGGGGTGCAGAGATTGTCAAAGAAACTAATAAAAGAATTGCTGAGTTACTTGGTATTAATGCTGCTGCTCGGACTACTTGTGTTAAGCCTAGTGGCAATGCTAGTGTACTCTTGGGTACTGCAAGTGGAATTCATGCTGAACATTCTGAAAGATACATTCGAAATGTACAACTGAATAAAGACTCTGAAGTCGCTCAAGTAATCGCTAAAAATAACCCTGAGATGGTAGAAGACTCTGTATGGTCTGCTAACGGCACTGATTGGGTAGTATCATTTCCTATCACGCCAAAGACGGGTTCTATTCTCAAAGATAAGTTGATTGGTGTAAAGCACCTTGATCTTGTCAAGAAAGCGCAAAATCATTGGGTAAATGCTGGTAAAAATCCAGAACTATGCGCAGACCCTACAGTATCACATAACGTTTCTAATACTATTCTAGTAGAGGATTGGGATGATGTTGCAGAATATGTTTATAGCAATCGGGATCACTTCGCTGGTATTTCTTTCTTGTCTACTTCTGGCGATAAAGATTTCAATCAAGCGCCAAACACTGAAGTTATCGACGCTGAAAAAATGGTTGAAAAGTATGGAGTGGCTGCTGTATTAGCATCTGGTCTAGTTGTAGATGGTCTTGCTGCATTTGATGATCTTTGGGCTGCATGTATGACTGCACAAGGATACGGCGAAGATATCTCTGCGGAGAACTCTAAGAACACACTGAAGAAAGACTGGGTGCGTCGGTTCGAATCTTTTGCTGATAAATATCTTGAAGGCAATAAGAAGAAGACTGAATACTGTTTGAAAGATGCTCATCTTATTCATAAGTGGCAAAAGATCGAACGCTCTTATCAGCAGATTGACTGGATTTCTGAGTTGTCAGAGAAAAAGTTTACAGATGTAGATACACTTGGGGCCGCTGCTTGTGCTGGCGGTGCCTGTGAAATTGATTTTTAAGGAGATTTTATGAATTACAAAATCGAATGTCCACATTGCGAGGCGGAAACAGTGGTTCAGATGCCTTATGATGAGCCACCTAGCTATTGTCCTGTTTGTGGCGATCCTCTACCAGAGGAAGCTGTAGAAAAACATGACGGCAGTTGTCTCTGTTAGTAATTTAATAAATAGCCTCAGATTCATTTCTGGGGCTATTTTTTTTATGGTATATCTTTACTCTTATCCACATTCTGGTAGAAGCTGGGTACAAATGATTTTAGATGAGTTTGAGATTGATATTACTGTTGATCATGGAACTATGATTAATGAAAAGTACTATCATAATAAAACATTCACAGATAGCCATGGAACTTTTGCATACCTAATCAGAAATCCTTTTGATGTACTAACATCAAGATATTTAAAATTTTCTAGAAAATATGGTGATATGTGGATCAGTCTAGAAAAATTTTTATTATATAAATCGCCAACATTGAATAAAACACAAATAGAAGATATATTTGCTCATTACACTTCAGGATTGAGATACCAAAAAATATATAACAACTTTGTGATAATTAAATATGAAGCACTGATTTCTGAAGATGGCCATAAAGAATTAAAAAAACTTTTACCAAATATACCTGAGAGTATCCTTAAACAGACATTAAGTAAATACTCTTTAGATAATGTAACGTACTTATCTAAATGTGATCCAGACTTTTCTTCAAAATACAGCTTGCAGTTTAAAATGAATGGTGGTGGTTCAAAATATAAAGAGCTATTATCAGAATCTCAGATAAATGATATTGAGAATTTTTTAGTGGACAACAAATATTATGATATGCATTTACTCTTCTCCTAGCTCTGGCCGAACATGGCTAGAGATAATGCTAAATCAGTTAAATGAAGATGTTATCTGTACTCATGGGAAAAGGCAGTTACAGCAATATACAATAGATAACCAATACCTTTTCTCAGATACTTTTGTTTACTTAATCAGAAATCCCTATGATGTCCTCATTTCTCAATACTTAAAGAAGTTATCAAGATGGAAATCTAATGCAAAGACGTTAGATGAATTTGTTTATCTCAAAACTAGAAAGCACAAATCTGGTAGGCTTTTTGTAAATGTTTTTGAAGACACTCTTCTTCATCACATCTCAGCACTAAAGTATGCAAAAATACATTTTAACTTTATTTTTATACGTTATGAAAACTTGGTCTGTAAAGATGGTATGAAAGAGTTTCATAAGATTGTGCCACATATAGAAAGCACAAAACTGCAAAAAGTTTGGAATGATAATACGATAGAAAAAATAGAACAAAAGCTATCAAACAGTGATTTCACAAGAAAATATAATTTGAAAAATAAACTTAATGGGGGAGGATCAAAGTATAGAAATTTTCTAACAGAAGAGCATTTATCACATTTTAGCAAACTTATAGATAAGCATGACTATGAAAACAAAATGAAAGAGCTATACGATGTGGTATCATGATTTTAAAGTGTATGATCCTGAGACAGCGCCAGAAGAATATGTTGGATTTGTGTATCGAATTCAAGACTTAGATACGAACAAAAAGTACATTGGCAAAAAGCTATTTTGGAGTCGTAGAAAAACAAAAGTCAAAGCAAAGTCAGGTGGCACAAAAACAAAGTATGTTACGAAAGAATCTGACTGGCGAAAATACTATGGCTCAAACAAAAAGCTTCAAGAAGAAGTAAAAGAGCATGGTCAAGATGAGAATGCGACTAAATATTATAGAGAGATTTTAAGGCTCTGTAAGACTAAAGGTGAATGTTCTTACTATGAGGCAAAATATCAGTTTGATTATGACGTATTGTTAAGAGATGATTACTACAATGAATTTATTCAGTGTCGAATAAATGCGAAACACTTGAAGAGAGATGAAAATGGCAGTTAATAAAATTACATGGTATGTTTTCGAAGTTCTTGAAAAAGTAGCCGCTACTAGAAAAAAAGCAGAGAAGATCAGCATTCTAAAACAGAATGACTCTGTAGCTCTCAGGACTGTCCTCCAAGGCTGTTATAGTCCTTTGATCAACTTACCTTTGCCAGAGGGCGACCCTCCCTATGAAGCTTGTGACGTACACAACGCACCATCTACACTCCACAAACGTTGGAAAGATTTTCAATACTTTAGTCCTGCTTCTGTACGGAAGCTAGGTAAGGTTAAAATAGAAAGAATGTTTATTCAGCTTCTTGAGTCGATTCATCCTCAAGACGCTAAAATCGTATTGCAGATGAAAGATAAAACACCTTTCAAAGGCATTTCTGCTGCAATTGTTCAGGAGGCTTTCCCTAATTTGATTTCTTCTGAATAGTTTGTTATGATAACAAAAAAGGACTTCTTATATGGTTTCTCAACTCGAAAGACTTAGAAAAGACTACCGTGACCTCAAGCACTATGAGTATAAAATGGGCAAACAAGGCCGCACAGAGGTAGTCAAAAAATTAAAAGTTAAACGAGATTTCTTGGGAAAATCAATTAATGATCTAGAAGAGCAACTAGCAGCTTGACAGAGTAAAAATTGTAGTATATAATACAGTTCCTGTTGTGGCGGGGGAGAATACAACACTCTCTCTCGCCACTTTTTTTTTCAGAAAGAGCTTTACATTTGATGCTACAAGTAGTAGTATATAGATAATGATGAAAACAAAGACATGAAAGATTGTTTATGACAAAACTAAATGAGAAAGTAATCCTAACAGACTGTGATGGTGTGTTAGTAGATTGGCTGTATGGCTTTAAAGAATTTATGAATGACCGTGGGTACACAGAGCAAGACCCTACTGGATATGCTATCTGGAAACGATATGGTTTTATTAACAAAGAAGCAGGTGAAGGTCTGGTTCGTGAGTTTAATAACTCTGCTGCTATGGCATATCTGACTCCACATTTAGATGCAGTCAAGTATGTAAAGAAACTTCATGAAGAATGTGGATATGTTCTGCGTGTCATTACTTCTATGTCTTTGAACAAGTATGCCTACAAAGCACGTCTACAGAACCTTCATGCTCTGTTCGGTGAAAGCGTTATTGATGAGCTTGTCTGTCTTGATACAGGTGCAGATAAAGATGATGCACTTGAGCAGTACCGTGACACAGGTTGTGTTTGGGTAGAAGATAAGTATAAAAATGCTGTGTTGGGCAAAGAGTTTGGACTTGACTCGTTCTTGATTGATTTGCCTCATAACCGGCAGAATGAGTTTGACCAGCGGGTAACTGGCTGGGAAGACATTTATTATACCCTTGTAGGAGAATAGAATGAAAGCAGTTATTATTGGTGGAGTGTCAATGCTGGCACTCTCAGGTTGCGCAGCAAACACATACCCACAACTTAATCAATGTGCAGATGTAGTTTACTATGCACCAGAAGTTCCAGCCTATGCTACTCTTGGTGCTATTGCTGGTAGTATTGGTTTGGCAGTATTGTCTGATGGTGATGTTGCAATGTCTATGATCGGTGCTGGTGTTGGTGCAGCAGTTGGTTCTGGTGCAGCTGGTGGTCTGCATACAC